GGTCAGATAGTGCAACCTGTTTCATTGTTCCATTATCATTCATAACCATACGATCTGCTGTAGCAAGAGTTGTAGAAGTAGCAGAAGTGCCACCGTCAATTATGTTTAACTCTGTAGTCGTTACAGTTGCACCATCTAATATCTGAACCTCTGCTTGTGAAAGATCAGCTAAAGCACTCGCAGTATTAGCCCCCATTGTTGCCAACTCTGTTAGCTGTGCATCAGAAGCTTGCTTTGCGTCTAATTGTGTTTGGATATTAGAAGTAACACCATCTGTATGATTCAATTCTGCTGTAGTTGCAGTTACACCATCTAGAAGATTTATTTCAGTAGCAGTTGCAGTAACACCATCAAGAATATTTAATTCAGCCGTTGTAGAAGTTACACCATCTAAAAGATTAATTTCTGCTGTAGTTGCAGTTACACCATCTAAAATATTAAGTTCAGCAGTTGTAGATGTACAGCCATCTAGTATCTGGACTTCAGTTTGCGTAAGATCAGCAAGTGCTGAAGCTGTACCACTAGCCATTGTTGCTAGTTCTGTAAGCTCTGCATCTAAGGCTTGTTTAGCATCTAATTGAGTTTGGATACTTGATGTAGCGTCTACTCTGTTTAGTTGGGCTGTTGTTACTGTAGCTCCATCAAGAATTTGAACTTCTGTATTTGTTAAATCTGCTAAAGCATCAGCAGTATTTTGGTTCATAGTCGCAAGCTCTGTTAGCTTATCGCTATGTGGCTCGACATCAGTTCCAATTACAAGTCCTAATGCTGTTCTAGCTGCACTTGCACTTGTAGCACCCGTTCCACCATCACTAACTGCAAGAGTTCCTGTTATAGAACTAGCAGCAAGATCAACAGCAATTTCAGTAGATTCAATAACAAGTCCACCATTGGCTTTTAAATCAACAGAAAGAGTATTACCAGATTTATCTAAACCATCTCCTGCTGTAATTTGTCCAGCACCCGAAAATTGTACGAAAGTAAGGTTATTAGTTCCAACAACTGCTGATCCTTTATCAGAACTACAAACAAACGCATTATCTCCGTTGACAGTTCCTTGTTCTACAAAAGTAAATGCACCAGCAGCGTCAGCACCAGTAGCCAAATCATCAACTCTTGCTGGAGAAGCTCCAACTTTATAAATACCATTTTCTGAAGCTGTGTTTTGGTTTTTGACCAATACTCGATCATTTGTTGAAAGAGTAACACCGTCTAAAGTATCTCCATTATTTAATGCAGTAGATATTGTTATGTTTGCAGTTGTAGCAGCAGTACAAGAATCTTTAATATCAAGTCCTTGAGCAACACCATCTACATAGCCTTTATTAGCAGCATCATTGTCAGCAGTAGGATCAGCTAAGTCTGTTATCTTTTGACTATTTGCAGATACACTTCCAGTAGGTGCAGCCATCTGGTCTAGTCTATTAGTTCTAACACCAGCATCAAAATCACTTATTTTGGTATGAGCAATAGAAGGAATATCAGCAGCAACTAAACTTCTAAACGTAGGTGCAGCAGCAGATCCAGAGGTAGGGCCAGCTAATATTGCATTTGCACTTCTTGTATCTGTCTTATTGAAAAACGCACCAGCACCACCAATAGTAATTATTGAACTTGCAGCAGGGGGAGTACTACCGTCATCTCCAAAACCGTAATATAGTTTTAAGTCATTTTCATTAAAAGCTAATTCTGAAGGGGATAGACTTGAAGGCGCACCAGCCGATCCACTAGCTGATCTTTTTTTGATTCTTATAGTGTTAGACATGGCCTAAAAATTTCCTCCATTAACGAGTGTAAGTTTGGTAGTAGTTGTATCTGCTTTAAATGTAGCAGAACTTGAGTCATAGTAAATGACAGAGCCATCAGCTTTGTTAGAGTCATCTATATTAACCCCAACTGGCCCTTGCGGCCCTTGCGTGGTTACATTAACTACAGTGGTATCACCTTCATTAACTGTAACAGTATTTTTGGTGGTTGTAACATTTACAGATGTCATTCTGTGTAACCTTCACTTACGTTTATATTACCTTCTAAATAATACTCTTTTAAGCCAGAACCGTTTGTAAGCAAAACGTCATAATACAAAACTGAATCTCTAATAAAACTAGCAGTTTGTACATCTGTTAAAGCTATATCAACAGTTCCAGTTGTCCTATTTGTGTATGTTACATTCCAATCTGCAAATTTAACTTTTCTATCCTTATCCCATACTTGAGCAGCAACAGTATAGCCTGTTAAGTTTATTGCAGCATCATTACTATCCTTAAACACAAGTTGAATACTATGATCTGCTCTTCTCTGGACAGTCATATTATATGTGCCTGGTGAGATTGCCATTAAAGTTCAGATTTATTTGCTATGAGTTTAGCTTTATAAGCTGATTTTACATCAGCAGTCCAAACAATACCACAAATACTTTTAACTTCATCTGGTATTGCAGTAACCCCATCAGCTTCTTTATCTAATGGATTATCAACAAAATTATTTGAAGCGTCTAACGAACCACAATTTAAAACATATCTATGGTAAGACCTTGTAAGCTCTTTTCCATCTTTTTTGATAACAGTAGCTTTACGAACTTGTATAGCTTTATATTCTCCGACAACTTCTATCTTGTCGTATTCGATTGACTCTGAAAGTGCCATTAGGATTAATCTCCGATTAAAACAGGTTTAGGCTTAGTTTATAGACTTAGCTCGGTCTAAGATGCTGTGTTGTATGTAATTGAACCAGCAATATCAGTATCGTCTGTGAAATTGCTTACTAACATGTGATCTGTTTGATCTCGTGGGCCTGAAGTAAATCTTATTTCAAGTTCATTTGTATTTTCATTAGCTAGGAAAACCATATTTGATATATTATCAGTACCATTAACATCATTCCAAAACGCACTAATACCACTTGCCTCACCTTGGATAATATCTGAACCGCCACTTTGTGCGTTCATAGTATTTTCAATAGTGTATGGCAAACCAGATATACTTGACTCTGCACTATCAGAAGCAGAACCTTTACTTGTTAATTCAAAACGAAAATGAAGTGTTACCTGTCTACCAATTTTTGTAAATGTACCATGTCTCCTAGCACTATATGTAATGCCAGATGTAGAGCCATTGAATTCTAATGTAGGTGTCCAAGTCCCTTCTTCATAATCGTCTAATAAATTTGAACTAACCGTTCTACCACTATCACTGACAGCACTAAAATCAACACCATTACCATTAGTAACTGCTAAATTCCCTGTAAGAGAAGCCCCGGTTGAAGTTGTCTCGAACTTTTTAACATTATTATGGAAGAGTTCTACAGCCCCATCTTCTATAAAATTAGCTAATACTTCACTTGCAACAGCATTAGTAACTTGAACCAGATTTGAAGCTATTCTTAATGCACCAGTTCCAGCATCTTGAATATATGAGTTTATTGAATCGTGATAAATTTTTAAATCATCTGAACTTCCAAACGTAGCTTTAGCATTATCAGCAAATTCAAGAGCATTGTCTGACTTATCCCAAACCATATTGTAGTTGTCACCGTTAAAAGTAACATCAATATTAAAATTATTACTACCTGCTGGTAAGTTTGTAAGTTGCGAGCCATCACCAGAAAAAGCTGTTGCACTTAATGTTCCATTAGATGAATTAAATGCTAAATTGCTACCTGTTTTTGGTGCTAAGTTACCAGTTGCAGCCGTTACAAATAAAGGAAAACAACTAGTGTCTGATGACTCGTCAGCAGCAGTAATATTTGTTGCTGTTGTGGCGTTAGTCGCATTAGTCGCATTAGTCGCATTAGTGACAGTTACACCTGCGATTACAGTATTTAAAGCAACACCTCCAACAGTTATGGCATCAGCCTCAAGTGTTCCGTCAAAATCTCCATTATTAGCGTCAATATCACCTACAAAAGTTGTTGCTGAAACGTTTCCTGATACTGTCAGCCCACTAGAAACTACTTCTGCTTTTGTTGCCCCACCTAACTGAAGTTTTATACTACCTGTGCCAGCATCATTTATCACCGAATCACTAGCATTATGAAATATCTCAAGATCTGACGAACTTCCAAAAACTGCTTTTGCATTATCATCAAACTCTAAAGCATTAGCACTTTTATCAAATATAATATTGGCACTTGCTCCTGTAAAAGTTACATCACCATCATGAGTCGCACCATCATCAGTTACCGTTCCAGTTACATTTATCCCTGTTGAACTTACGTTGACCCTAGTAGTACCACCTGTAGTAATATCTAAATTATCAGCGGCACTTGAGAAGATTCCAGTGTTATCATCATCGCGAAACCCTATAGCTGGTGCGGAGTTTGAGCCATCTTCAAGTGTTAACGTACCATCTAATTGAAAAAGTGTAACCCAAGTACTATTTGTAGAATCCCTTATTTTAAGCAATCCTTCATTAGTATCCGCCCACCACATATACGCATATCTTGTTGTTGGTTCAGTACCACTTGAGTTATTACTTACTATCGCAGATAAGACATTATTAATATCTCCCCTTACCGAAGAACCTGTGGCATTATCTATAACGTAATCATGTGTTGGCATTTCTTTTTTTTGTTTAGTTGTATTTTAAGTTGAAGCTAAGATAAAAGCAAAAAGTTCACTATATCTGACACCATAACTGTCACTTACTTTTGTTTTCTTACCTTCATTGTCTGTTTCAAAATGTTCGTCATAACAAAACATTCCATAAGTAGCTGGGTCTAATTTTTCTGCCTCAAAAGCTGCCTTAATTTCTTGTGCAACTATTCCAAAATGTATTCGTGCATCATTACCTTTTTCAGCAACAGCATTTTTAAATTTAAATTTTTTTAATTTACTTTTTAAAACTGTCGCAACTCTTTTTTCAGCCACAGTTATTTCTTCAATATCTTGTTTTTCTCTTATATCAGATGTATTTATAGTTGCTGTACCAGCATATACTTGTGACCATAAAGCATCTGAATTTCCTAGCTTTTGTGAGTTATTACTTGATGGCTTGAAGTGACCAGCAGCAGTAAATTTAAACCTATGAGATATGCTTCCTGATGTTGTGCCTGTACCAATTACAATCTGATATTCGTCTTCAGTATCAGTACTGCTTTCTTTTCTGCTTCCTATGAAACAAGTTTCTTTAAGTGTGCCACTTATTTTCTTTTCCCTCCATGAAATTTTCAAGCCTTCTCCTAATCCCATATCTTGACTTCTTTCATATTGATCTAAACTTATAACAGGATATGGCTCTGTAGCTGTACCCCCTGATGACTTCATTGGTCTAGATAGAGTAAAAGCTGATGGCAAAGCTAAGTTACTTGATGATGAATCAGCAGTTCCTTGAACTGGTAGAGCATAACCTTCAACAAAACCTTGACCCACTTCGATATTTGATGCTGTTATATAAACACCAGCACCATCAGTCCTTGAACTTTTTATTAAATATTTAGTTACAAAGCCTCTATAAGTATCACCAGTCCCAGAAAACCTTAAAGGATATTTTGGCCCAGAAACTGAAGTAAATCCGTCTAAGCTAAATTTATCACCAAAACTTCCACTGGTTCTGAAGCCTTCTTCTACATCAGCAAAGCCATTTATGGATAAATTTTGAATAAGAAGATTTGAAGCACCAAAAAAAGCTCTAAATACAGTAGTAGAACTTAAACCGCCACTAACAGATAAAGTACTAGATCCATCTGCTGTTGATTGTGTGCTAGATGATCCTGTGGGTACATAATCTTCATAATCATCTGCAATATCTAGGTAGCCATCACTTAATACAACATTGCTAAACTGGACATTTTCATAACTTACACACCTTATACAATAATCAGGATTATAAACGGCTGCACTTTCACCGATCTTTTTATTAACTATATTAAGAGGAGCTATAACAGTAAGGTTAGAAACTGATACGTTTCTAGCTGTAGGACTTGCACCTGTATATGCAATTGTATTTCCTTCTTCATCTACTGTTATTGTTCCATCAGCACTGCTGCCTCCGTGAAATCCGCTGTGCCTTAAATCAAATCCAATATTGCAATTTACAGCCCTAAAACCATTTACGATAATGTTATATGGGGCTGGGGCATAGTTATGACCTTTAATCTGCATACCTTTTATACCTTTTATTGCCGTGTTGTTGGTCAAAGTCACGTTTCTACTGCCATCATCAACCTCAAAACAATTTGAGTTTTGTGGCACTAAATGACCGTTTGGCCTTTCTGATCTACAGCCTGTGATCAAAATATCAGAGGAAAAGTGTGTTGTTAAATTATCATCACCACCACCCTTAAAAAAACAATTCTGAACAGTTACATACTTTGAGGGATTAGGATCATAAGTTGCACCGTTACTGCCTCTTTTAAATTTAGGGGCGCAAACGTCAAGACAATGTTTGTAACCATCAAGACATCTTACGTTATTAATCAAAGCGTATTCAGTAAAACAAATACATAAACTATCGCCATTAGTATCATCTAAATCATCACCATCTGTAAAAGCTGCATCACTAATTGTATCCAGTAATCTTTCTCCACCAGTAACAGAATGTCTTTGACTATTGAAATCTAGTGTCATATCTTCAATCGTTACATATTGAACTTTTCCTCCAATACTTATAGTGACATTTCCACTTGTTTCTCCAGAGTTGGCAACAGTAAAAGTAAACGTACCAGCACTAGCATCAACAGCAGTTATTGCATATGTTCCGTCTGTAGTGCTTCCACTCGTGAAATCTGCGGTAACAAGTCTTTGTGTTAAAGGAGCAAAAACAGAATAATTTGTTCTAGTTGAGCCATCTGCTGCGTTAACTCCATGATTACCAGTGATAGTAACAGTAACAGTAGTTCCTGATTGAGCATAAGTAGCATTTAAAGTAACTTGCCTTCTGCCTGTTCTCATTAATGTCGTATCACGACCTACATTATCTACCATTTTTATAATGGTCGATTTTCCATCACCGATAAGATGACTGTTGCTTGGTATCTCAATAGTTCTGTTTACTCTATAAGTACCTTTAGGGAAATACACTTTACTAGCTCCTCTTGAAGCATTGATTGCATTTTGAATAGCTACAAAATCATTTGTACTTCCATCACCTGTCGCACCAAAATCTTTAACAGAAACTATATCCTCGCTTTTACTTTGAAATGTTCTTGCACTAGCTCCAGTTCCTGTCTGTGTGAAAGAACCTGTTGTGGTTGGTGTAGTAAAACTTGAGCCGTTATAAAATTCAATATTACTCTCTGTGCTGTTATATCTAAAATCACCAATAGAAGGGCTTGATGGTCTTTGTGCGGTAGTTCCTACAGGCAGACGCATAGCACCTGTATAATTGTGAATTAATGATCCAGTTAATGTACCACCTGTTAAAGGTAATAAACCAAAATTAGTTTGATCTACTCTTCCTAAAGTTATATATCCGCTATTTAGAGCATTTCTTATTTTTAATTCACTTGTACTTGTATCTATATGCGGTTGAAAAGCTGTATTAATAGCAGGGTCGCCTGCACCACTATTTAATGAATTTATAGCAGCACTTATTTGGTTAAGCTTTGTTCTAACATTTAAGCCAGTACCATTATCTATTACATATCCAGAACCACCAGTTGCGTCTACTCTAGCCATCTTAATAAAGTAATAATAGGTTCATTCTACCCTTTTTTGCCAAATCCAACAGCCGTAAATCCAAATTTTATGGTATCTGTTGTACCACTGCGGTTTGATGGAGTAGCTGCTGCTCCTGTACTTGTTTTAAATGCAACAGTAAATCCAGCACCAGTTATATTAGACACTTGATAAAACTCCCCACTTACCATATTTATAGGTGTAATAGCAATTGAGGGAGGTAAAGTGTTTGTCCCGCCAAAAGTAGAAGTTCCTGTAAAAAATTCATTATCAAAATTAATAGTTTTTGTACCAGTTGAACCAGCGTCAATATTTGTTGTGCTTTGTTCTGTTCTTCTAGGAAAACTAGCTGTGTATCCTAGTTCCGTTACTTTAACATCTTGCAAAGGATTGTTACTTGTTAATTTTGCTCTAAATTTAAAAGATCGACCTTTAAATCTACCATTTGCAAAACTAGCAAATTCTGTATAATCAGCACCGCAAGTAACACTTTGAGTGCCACTAATATTTGCAGGGGCATTTATATATTCAATTTTAAACTGATCTGCATTTGTGATTGATGTGACTTTATATTCCCCATCTACCCCATTACCAGAAGTAAAATCACAAGTAACAAAATTATTAACTTTATAGTTATGACCATTAATACTTATGGTCATTTCATTTGTTCCAGATTTAGTATATGAGCCAGTTTGGGAAAGGTCAGAAGGATTTTGAGATGATTTTACTAATATTTCAGCGTTAGCATCAAAAGCTTGTTGACCATCAAAATCACTCATAAGGTCAACATCAGTAACAAAATCAAATACATTAATAGGAATAAAAGCATCAGAAACAATATGTCTTTTTAACTCAAGATTATATACAGCACCTAAATCTAAAACTGTCCCTCCTGCTGTACCTCCAAAGTCATAAGTACCCTCTGGAGAAATTGCACCTAAATCGTCTAAAGATGCCATAGCGTCAAAGTCAGGAATATCATCAAACAAACCAGTTGATTTAAGGTCTATCGAACCTAAATCTGTACTTAATTCAACAGTGCTACTTTTAGTGCCTTGAAATATTGGGCTATCTAAATCTTCTCTTCTTGTTAAAATTTGTAGTGGATCTATTTCTTCTGGTATATCTAGAATTACACCTGTTTCACCACTACTAAAGTTACCTGTATCATCTCTTGCTTTTAATATGTATTCACCCTCAAGTGCTGGTACAACAGCAAAAGTAGAGTTACCAGCAAGTGCAGGGATTAAGTTACTAGAATTTTGAAACGTACCAGTTCCATCTTGTTTTAAATTGTGTCGTACATATATCTGTCCACCGTGAATCACATCCACATCAGGATGTAAATTCCATCTAAGTCTTACATCTTTATCGTTAACAGGTTCTAAAGATAAACCTGTTATATCTGAAGGAGGTGCTGTTTTTCCTACAGTTTGAATTGTTTTTGTTGCTGCGGTAGAACTAATAATTCCTGTTTGACCAAAACTTAAAACTTCAACAGTATATGTTCCAGCAGAACTATTAAATATTTCAAAATCAGGGCTATCAGTTCTAACGCTAGTAAAATTATTATCTTCAAGTTTGTAATTAACTTGATATTCTGAAACACCTCTAACAGGTTTCCAAGATAAAATTAATTTAGATATAGCTTTTCCATTTATATCAACTATTCTTTCTGTACCTGTTAAACTTGACTCTTCTGGTGGAGAGGGAGGGTCATTTAAAATTGATATTTTTCTATCATCTATTTCTGCATCACTTTCTATAGCGTCATATTTATCAGGCACATATGATAAAGCACTTATCGTGTAATTAATACCATCAACTTCTTCGACATTTATAACTCTAAAAAGCTGTGGTTTTAAATTTTCATTTTCAAACATCCATACTGTTTGTGGGTTTGGAGCTTGTGAAAAAGATCCAGCAACAGTTATAACACCATCTGTCCAATCATTAACTGGTTGTGATTCAGTTGAACCATCAGGCAAAATAACAGATAATGTTGGATTAGTTCCTAAAGTACTTGTTTGTAGTCCAACAGATGCTTGATTATCAATAGTTATTTGATTTATAGGGGCTGGGTTGCCAGTAAGGGTTGAACCTACAGCTTTTACTCTTCCACCTCTTCTTAATCCAGCCCTTACAGGATCAGCAACTTGTATAATTGCACCATTTCTACATATAATTCCAGCATCTAATGATGTTGTAAAACTAACTGTTTCTGTCTCTCGTTCTTGACTCAAAAGCATTGCTTTACCTAATCTCATTGCCTGAGTAGCACTTGTACAAGCAAATGCTTTTACGTTTCTAACGACAACTCCATATTTATTTTGTCTAGCAATATCATCTTGATTGGGATTCGAACCTGTTACATTATCTCCAACTGTTACATAATCCACTTCTCTAGTATTCATATTTAAATAAGATACATTTATAACTGTGCTTCTAGTTTTTAAATCACTTCCCGAATAAGTAAACCCAGCCTCAGTAACGTTAGATAAATTAAATAAATAGCTTGGATCTTGTGGTCTATCTTGCGATAAAGTTATTCCACCTGATGACCATATTGGCATACACCTCATTACCCCAGACAGTGAGTTAATTAAACTAAATGCATCAACACTATTTTGAATACTTGCATTACAACTAAAACGTGGCTCAGTTATATCGTTATTGTTAGCATCCTTCCCAATTACGACTAATTCATTTGCATATTTACTTGCATGAAAATAAGAATACAAATCAATATTTTCGTATAATTTTGCATCTGTGCTTTGATCAGGTGCAATTTGATCTCCGAATCCATAGCGTTTATTAACTAAAAGGTCTAGGAGTATGAAGGCCGGACATGTAGTCCAAACAGCAAAACCCATTGTTCCATCAAATACAAAATTTGATGGATAAACAATACGACCAGTTTGAGGATCTACAATTGGTGTTCCTTGTACTTTGCAAGTAGCATTGTCAGTAACTGTTTGCGGTTCACTTACAAAAAATTGAAATGAATTATCATTGAAATTTGAATTTAAAATTGCATATTGCCCCCCTGCTGTTCCCCCAGACAAAGGTGTAAAAACAATAAAATCGCCAACAGAAAAACCATGACTTCCTAGATTTACTGTAACAATATTTTGAGTCTGACTATAAGTTGCGTTTGCACCAGCAGCAGTACCACTTAGGGCTGGTATTCTAACTTTAACCCCACGCACTTTGTAAGTTCTTTGAGGGATATTACCAAATTGTTTTGAATCAAATCTTATAGCCGTATATGCACTGTTTTCATATGTATTAGGTTCAGTTTCAATTTCTTGCATTGAGTTCCAAAAAAACGCATTGACTTCATTTTCGTCATCACTATCTTCTGAAACTCTTAAAACTCTTATATCAGCAGTATGGTTTGCGCTATTAAAAACACTTTTTCTTAAGCTTATTCTGTAAGATTTTTGATACAAGTCTCTTGTTCTTCCGCTAATAGTATCTGTTCTTCTTTCCTCAAAATTTCCACTATTATATGATATTTCTATTCTTAACTTTACTTTTGTTCCAAGTTGATCTCCCTTTTTAGTAATTTTTTCTATTCTTGGAAAATTTAAAGTTATACGAACAGCATCAACTGTATGTCTAGATACTCGTTTTGTGAATGATCCAGCTATAGCTCCACTGTCTTTACCGTTTGAATTAGTTATAGGTGTATTATTTAAATTTACGATCCTCGTAGCTCCGATATTATCTGGAGCGACATCCATTTTAGTTTGATTGCCAGTACCAACTCTAAAATCTAAATCAACATTTCGATAATTAAAATCAGCTTTTTTAGGATCTGTAGAATCTGCTGTTTGTTTAAGTATTGGAGTATTATCTAAAAATATATCTTTTTTAGCAGCATTAAGATAGGCTTCTGAGTCTTGAGATAATCCTTCTTTTGATGCAGTTGCAAAACCTTCTATTTCACCTTCTGATATTAAATCTACAACCCTTGCATACTGCCTTGAGTTTAAATCATCAGGATCAATTTTTGGTTTATAAGCCTTTTTACTACCACCGCTTCCATAACCCCTGATAATATTTTCAGTCATGCTTCTACCTCATCAGTTGTTACAGATCCACTAATTACGACTGAGCCTGTCACGACCTCACCATAACAAATTGGTACGGGAGTCCCAGACCTTGAAGTATTTTGCAGCCCACTAAAATTGAAAGATACCCTAGGATCACTTTCACCACCGCTAGAGTCAATTTCTGGTACTGGAAATAACATATTACTTACACCACTAAGTACAAGCATCGCACCAATACCAAAAGCGGCTTTTGCTCCAAAAGCAATCTCTGCTCCAGCTTTAAAACTCATAGCACCTGTACTAATTATCCCACCCGCTCCAAAACTTACAGCAATTAATGCAGCCCCTAACAAGATTTTTCCAAGATTACCAGCACCAGATATAACTGGAACTATTTGTATCTCTTGAGTTCCAGTTGGATAATGTATTTCTTCTTTATCAACTTCTAAATTATTTACTAAAACTTTGTAATATTTGTCATTCATATATCCTTCAACTTTTGGAAAATTATTGACAAGAAAACTTATAGATTTTGCAACAGTATTTGCCTGTATATAAAATTCATCGTTACCTATAAATTCAGCTAATTGTCCATGCAATTTTAATTTAGTTGTCATAACGATACTTTGCTCCTGTACATTTTTGCAGCCAAGCAGAATAAGGCTCTCTACAAGATAGTCTATCGGTTAAATGATGTAAAACCTCTCCTTTTGTAAAAAGAGCAACGTGATGCAATCCATTACCTACCATATTCATACATAAAACATCATTTTCTTTTAATTCTTCATCTGAATTTAGTCTTCTAAATCCAGCTTTCTCTGCACAAGTTACAAACAATGGATTTTTCATAAATTCATCAGGTGTCATTGACCTGTCAAAATCTATTAATTTTATACCTAATACTTCGTTATAATAATCTCTAATAAGACTCCAACAATCTGTTATACCCCAAACCCACTCTCTACCTAATAAAGGTGCTTTATATCCACAGGGTTCATAGTACCCCCACTGTTCTGTTTTTGGATTAACTATATACCACTTATAATTTTCTTTTTCACAACTAACCATGTCTGCTTGACTTGCTACCGGTGGAGTTAATGGATGGCTATGAACCACGCCAATAATTTCACCTTTTTTGGTAGCTTTTACATAATCTATTGGATCAATAATAAAAGATTGATAGCTAGATACAGCTAAATTTTTACACGGATAGTACCTTTTCTTACCTCTTATATTAAGCAAAAGACCACAAGACTCTTTAGGATCTTGTTCTTTTGCGTGATTAAGTGCAGCCTCTTTCCAATTCATTGAATAAATGTACCTATAGATGGAAAATTTTTCTTAGTACAAATACGTTTTGGAGCTTTTATATTTTCAAGATCTAGAGGTGCAGCTAATTCAAACTCTACAAACAATCTATTTTCCGTTGATTTTCTTGCAACAATATATATTTCTCTAGGAAATTCTGCTGTTTCATCAACTGCACCCGATGGATTATCGCCAACAAAATTGTCATTAGGTAAAAATCTTGCAAGTGTCCTTTTTCTTGTAAGAATAGCTCCAATTAAATCATTTCCAGCAGTAACCTGATTAACTTGAAGTAATAACGAAGTTATAAGACCTGTAGCATTACTCACAGTTAATTTTGGTCTTGGTAACTTACCTCCTGTATATTCAAACCCAGAAGCCTCAATAGGAAATCTTAGATAGTCATTACCATTCCATTTTATTTTGCTATTCAAATTTAAACTCGATCCGCTATGAAAATAATAAACATCATTAGAACCATGCAAATTATTTTTTAATTGCAATTCAAATAACTCTATTATCGCACTTGGACTAAGATTTTGCAGTTCGCTAATAATACCAGCGTTTACTTCTTTCCTAGGATCGATTGAAGTCATGGCTCAAACACCTCCCTAAATGTGGCAGTAATAGTAGCTCTATTAGGAACATCTATTTTCTTTTGCCATTGATCACATACATATTTTGATGCTGTACTTTCATTAGGGGCTGTGTAATTAAAGTAATCACTATCATTTGCTCTCGCATCTAAAAATGTTTCTATAGTGTCTGACTCTGCTTCTGTAATATTATTCCATGTAAGATTATAAACTTTTGGATTTTGATGTTCTGCAAGACCAAACAATAATCTATGTTCATAGCCATCCGCAAAACGTACTGTTCTAGTGTTTGGCTTTGAATTTTTTGTTACACCATAACTAGCTTCAATATTTGGAAATGTCTGCGTCATGATAATAAACCTCCTGCACGTTTTTGATTTATTATTTCTGATTGTACAGCCGAAGCTATAGCACGACCAAGTTCTCGACCTTGTTGCTCATCACCTTCAACTGAAGAACCAGTAGCATCAACATTTACAACAATATTAGTAGCTCCACCAGAAGCTTCAACCCCAAGCTTTCCTCCTTTTCCACGTTTCAACGGCATGATAGCTTCTGGGCCAGCTTCTCCCATAAGCCCCATACCGTTTGCCATTGGGAATATTGTTGGTTTATTTACTATGCCTCCATAAGCATATGGAACAATTTTGTTTTTAGCAAAAACATTTCCTTTAGCACTTTTAACAAGTTCACCACCATCAACAACTCCACCATCAGATAAACCGAACAAACCCATAAGTGGCTTCATAATTGAAAACCTTACAACAATTCTAGTTATGTCAGCAATTATTGATCTTGCAAGATCACTGAAATTAAGTTTTCCTGTTTGCACAAAATTAACAATTGCATCTTCCATACCTTTAAATGCATTACTTACAGCATCCTGAGTTTGTTTAGCAAAATCACCGATAGTATCAAAATATGCTTTTGCTCCTTGCTGTATATCATTGAGAGCTTTATCACCTGCTCCGTCCGTTGTTGTTGTCGTTGTTGTTCCTCCTTCTGCTCCTCCTTCTGCTCCTTCATCTGTAGTCTTCGGAGGTTTATAAGTTCCTATAATTGTTTGATAATTTTTCTTAGCTTGCTCCGAAGTTTCTTTTATACCCTTTTGTGCAATTTCAAAAGCTTTTTTAAAATTACCCATTGCTAAATTACCCAAAATAGATGTTAGATCTATCAAGCTTCTTGTTGTAAATCTAATAAGCTCTACAGTTGCAAAAACAGCTACACCTAAAGTTTTAAAAGTAATAGTTATAGTTTTTAACGCACCATCTGACTTGCTTATTGCTTCTACAATTTCAGAAAATGATTTTTGCAAAGCAGCACCAACTGGAAGAATACTTTTACCAATTGCATCTTTTAATTCTGATATTGCAGTCTGTAATCTATCACCAGCAGCTTCTGGGCCTTGTGCAAGAATTTTTGCGTTTTCTCCATATTTTTTAAATAAAAGATCTGCAAAACCCATAAAGTCTTCAAGAGTTACCTTACCTTGCTCTAATGCCTTATCTAATTCTGCTGGAGTTTTATTCATAGAATCAGCAAATAAAGTAAACGCACCGGGTAGTCTTTCTCCTAATTGTTGTCTCAATTCTTCGGCTGATACCTTGCCTTTTGAGAACACCTGGCTAGTCGCTCGCATAGCCGCTTTCATGTCTTCTAAGTTTCCACCAGTACCTCTAATACCAGCAGCTATTGCCTCAAATACTTTTTCTGCATCTGATACAGATTGACCAGCACCAACAACAGATGCTGTTAAAGAAGTAAATTGTCTTGTAATGACATCCTGTGGTATTGCTAGATCTCTAGATGTTTGTAATAGAAATTTTTGTGATTTATTAAATTGATTTGTGTCACCTATAACTAATTTTAATGCTTTTCTTTGTAATCCTAAAGCAGCAGAATATTCTGCTAAACCAGCTATTTGTTGACGCACCATTCCAACTTGCGCACCAATTGCAGCACCAACAGCAGCACCGGTAGGGCCACCAACACTTAAACCAATACCAGCACCAATAGCACCTTCTGGCCCTCCAAAAATACCACCAGCCGCTATAGCTCCAGCGCCTTTTGCAAAACCTTTTAATTTACTTTTAAAACCAGTAGCACCAACGCCAGCTTGTCGCATTCTGGCATCTAATGCAGCAATATCAGCAGTAAGTTGTTTAAATTCCACACTTGTAACATCAGCCATATTACGCAACCCATTTAACGCATTTCTTTGCGCTTGCATTGCATTAAGACTATTTCTTGCCCCAGCACCTAATTTATTAAATTCATTCTTAACTTTTGCAATTGAATCTTTTGATAAAGATTTAAAATCTCTGTTAAGTCTTGTTGTTTCACCACGAAGCCTTTTAAAGGCTTTTGCTACCTCACCCTCACCTTGCGTTAAAAAAGCAATATTTATTTGTGAAGTCTGTTTAGCCATTTATTTTTTATCCTTATTAAGTTCTTTCAAGGCTGTATGTTCCATAATTTGTAGCTCTTCTAAAATTTTACGCCTATCTGTAATATTGTAAAGGTCAAACATACCACCTTGCATTAAAAGAACCTCATACTTTAATCCTACAAAACCTCCAAAGGAAGTACTCCATTGTGTCTGCATATTACAAAAGATCATAACAGCATCCCAATTATCTTCATGAACTTCAAAATTATCTTTATCTTTTTTTGCTTTCTCGGTTGGCAGTTTTAGACCGAATGCTTTTGCGTCATCTTGCGTTTCATCAATAACTTCTTTACCAGAACCTAACCAATAAAGAACTGCCTCTTTTAGTTTTTTACTTTTTCTTCAACCAAAGATTCCGTATATGATTGAGATACTGCTCTTAACCAGTACGCATCCTCCATCATTTCCTTTAAATTTTGGTTGTTAAATGGGATATCATCACCATTTTCTTCTTTCATATTTTCCCATCCAGCAAGCATCATTTTTAGCATTTCAAATTCTGTTTTGTTTTCTGCTGCGTGTTGATACTCACTTACCTTTAATCTTTTAAAAATAGCAATAAATTCATTTTCTTCATATACCCCAGCATCAGTTTCACTAGGTTCACGAACAACAACAGGCCATTTAAATGTTTTGTTCTTTTTTCTTACAAAAGTCATAAAGTGTAGAAATAAATATACTTCTACACTCTAGCTCTTATCTAACTAAAAGTTAAGTGTAGACAATAGATAGCTCATCATTTGCTGAACTTGGAACAAGTGTATATGGTATTTCAAGCATAGTTACGCCATCCATTTCTCCATAACTTATGTCGCCAATATCAACTTTAGTACTGCTTAATCTACAGATATTACCAGCAGTAGTTCCATGAGTAACTGTTAAATTACCAAGAGCAGTATCACTTAATGCAGCAGTAAAGTAATCTTTCTGTGCAAGTGTTGGTGCTTCTATAGTTACAGAACCATTAGCTGCTCTATCTGTAAGTAAAACTTCTTTAGTGCCACCAACAAGTTCTCTGTACACGATTGAATTACCGATATCAAAGTTAAGACTTTGTAATGCTCCGGCAAAGCTTAATAGTTGGAAACTACTTGTATTACCATTTTTAAATATTAATGGAGTTGCTTGGTTTCCATAAGTAACAGAGGGTAATGCAGTATCTGTAGGAGCATTGTATATTCCGGTGAAAGTAAAGTTGAGGGTTGGGATTGCTCCGACCTCCGCTGACAATGCTACATTTCCTCGACACCCTGTAACAATATGTCTTACACCATCCACGTTGTAATGAATAGTAACTGATGAAAAGTTAGCTGAAATTGGTTCGTAAGTAACGCTAGTTCCAGAAGCTACAGTCTCCGAAAGCCCACACGCCTTAAGCGCACTTCCGTACCTTGGCGCTGTGCCGGCTGTGCCACTTCCACAAAACTCTACGCTAAATGTACAATCAACTCTGGTGTTAGCCAGTAACTGTTGTGATGAACCAAGATATGGTCTAACCACATCTCTGTTAACAACATCACTTGATTGTGGTGTAATGCTTAGATCAGTTACAAGAACTACATCTGTAGCGGCTGGAGTAGGGTCAGTTCCGTAAGAACTTTCCGCTTCAATTAGAATTACTCTCTTCCTTGTCAGTTGTGCCATCTGTTTTTACCTCGGTGGGGAGTTCTGCTGGTTTTGTTTGTTGAACTAGCTTTCGTTTGCCAGTTTTAGGGTTCAGAATGTAAGTTCCACCCTCATTTGGGATTTCATACTTCATGATAATCAATTAGGGTTGATAGGCTTCACAATACATCATAGCTATGTCGTTAAACTGTTATATAAAGTTCTGTACTCTATATCAAACTCACAAGAGATAACCCCTGCTGGCTGATCTGCTTCTAAAATTTCAAATGATGTTGTTGATGGTCTTATGTCAATACATAAGCCACCAAGAGTAGGATCAGTTAAAACTTTATTATGCAAACTTTCAATAGTAGGATCAGCAACATTATCTGGAACTGCTCCTCTTGCTACAACAGTTATACGAATTCTAAATTCATGAGTAACAGAATTATAAAAACTACTTGTATCTTGTGGTGTATCACTAATAGGTTCAATAATTATTGCTGGAGTTTCAGATCTTGTAAACGCTTCTGCTCTGGATCTATATATTCTAGTTCCTACGCCTGTAGTACCTGATAACTCTGTTTTTATTTTTGCTAAAATCTGTTCTCTTTTAGTAGCCATATCACACCTTAGTTAATGAAATTTTAGACAAAGTTCCATCATCTATTTTTCTTACGTTTCTAACTTTATATTTAACATTGCTTACTTCTATTTGTGTATCGAAAGCAATACTTCCAAGATCAACAGTTTTTACTGTTAACTCATAATCAGTAGTCAGAACAACACCATCAGCAATTACCTCATCAGGTTGCTCTAATATACCTTTATAAGTTTCATTGTCATAAAAAACATTCTCTGAAAAATCTCCAAAGAAAGTATTTATATTCTCTATAAAAGCCATGAGAAAAAAAAAGCCCTCGGTTGAGGGCTAACCTTTTAGCTATACTTCTTAACACCAACTAAGTTGATGCTGAAAGTAAATGTTGGTGATGAGCCACCTATTGTTTGTACAATCTTGATATAACGCTTAGAAGTGTCTTTGTTTATCACAAGTGTTTGCATTGAAGCAGAACCTGTAACTTGTGTAAAAGTAGCTCCTGAGAGGTCTGTGTAAGTACCACTACTAGCGTCAGACTCAGTTAACTTAATGTCTAATGTTGGGCTAGAACCGCCACCAGCAGCAGAATCTAGAATAAGCAATACATCTCCATCAAATTCGAGAAGATCTATAGCACTAGATGTAGCTGT